TTTTACGGGTTATCCTGGATGCGGCATTGCCTTTTTTATCAAATGCCGTATATCCGAATGACCTGGTTATTTTACCGTCGCTGCCTCCAATACTGCTAAAAACCTGCTGTTTTGCCCCGAAGTACTGAAGTGATATCGGCGATCCTGTAGCTGTAATGCTTGCTGTTAACGTCCTGGGCTGCGAATAACGGACTTTCATGTCCTGATTGACCTTAGATGCCGGAATATTGTAAACCTGCCTTATAGCCCTGTTTGCCGCCGTCCTGGATTGCTGTGCGGTCCGGTTTAGTGCGTTGGAAATGGCTTTATTCAGATTTGCGTCTGAAACGTGGTTGTAATTGCTTCGAATCTGTGCGATTGCGGCCTGGATGCTTGTGGTTGTGATTTCGATCATAACGTTCGGTTTTAATGAGGTAAATATAGCGCATAATTAAACACGGTTGATTTTGCGAAAAAATATACACCCCTATCTATTCTATTTATTTTATATTACTATACTAATATAAGTATAGTAATGTATTTTTTTATTGCACAAGGGGTGTGTATATTTTTCAACCGAGCGACTTTTATTCTAAAACTACTGTAAATGAGATTTTTAAATAAAATTAACAAAATTGTTATTTTATTATTTTTTACTTCAAATTAACATTCTTATATTTGCTTAAATAATTAAAATATAAAATTAAATCAAATGGAAATTAAAAGTATTAAAACAAATGAAGATTTTAACTTATTTATTAAAGAGTTAAAATATGGTACTACAGATGTGTTTTTAGATTCTGATATATGTATAGATTTATTAAATTCTTATGTAGATTTGTGCGATAATATGTCTAAAAATATATTGGTATCTTTAAAAACATCTGAAGTAGAAGGCGCTGTTTCTGTAATTTGGCATGAAAGAACAATGGCACCACCGGTGTTTAATGTTAATGAATTAGGCCTTCAAAGTATTGTGGCGCAGGTAGCCGAAAGAAAAGAATCTTTAATAGTTAGCATACGAAAAGAACTCGTGAAATATGCAGGCAAATTAGCTAAAAGCGCAGGCATAAAGTTTAATGATACAGTTTTCGGTCAGTCATTTTCTGCCGTTGGCGCTAAAAAATCTGCATACAAAATAATAGAAGAAGCCATCGAAGCGGGTGAGGATCAGGTTCAATTTAGTAAGTCAGATTACAACCCTCAAACGATACGGGTTTACTCGAGCCAAATAAATAAATTCAAGAATATAAAAACATCTGTTTCTATTTCAGGCGACACCATAACTCTTATGCTGACTAAAAAAAACAGTTTCAGTTTAGAGATAATGCGCTTATTTACAAAATCGGAAGAAACAGAGGGTTTGCAGGAAACCTTGTATATGTTTTACAAAACAATACAGGCTCACTCAGGAAAACGTCATATAACAGACGCCAAACCTAATGAAAAATGGCACTATATAGAAGAAACCATTATTGCTGCAGATCCCGCAGACATAGCCACCAACTATATAACTGAAAATCCGTTAGAATCAATTGATATGGCACTGGACGAACTGGTTATGGGCGACGGCCTCGAAATTGAAGATTACCACCGCATAAAGGCGATATTGAATCCGGCCACAGAAGGCGTTTTAACGCTGATAGATGTACAAACGGGCGCAGACGGTGGAATAGTGCCACACACACCACCAATAGAACCGGCAGCGCTGAAGACTGGGATTTCTGACGCCACCAATAGAACCGGCAGCGCTGAAGATCCGCAGATTGAAATCGTGGACGGTATGCGTCAAGGGGTTATACCGGGGCTGCGTGAGCAAATTGATGGCAGCGTTAAAAGCATGCCTGAAGATAGTGATTTTTAGAAATTAAAAAACCCACCTGTTACGGTGGGTTTTTCATTATATCAGTTCGGTTATTCGTAGTAATAAATAAATCCTCTGTATTTTTCTGCCTGCGCATCGTAGAACGTGTGCGTGCTCACTATAACCCGGTGCCTGGCCGTAAGGTCGTGATAAGCCCTAATGAAGTCAACGTCGAACTGTGTACGCTGATCTTCTGTAATTTCAATTGTTTTCATTTGGTGGTTTATTTAGATTCGTTATAAAATAAGTAATCATACTGCCCAGCTATAAACGTGCCTGAAATAATAAGGCGATCCTGCAGCGACTTTTTAGTGAGCCTATGCCACCATTCCTGATCCCAGTTTGTGGGTGGAACGCTCGATATAAGATCAGGATCTAATTTTGATAACTCCCTGGCTGCGTATGCCAGTTGCCCAAACTGATAGAATTCCGGATGTTCGCGGTGGTATTTGCGTGTGAAGCCGTGTTTTTCTATCTGGTAAAGGATTTCTTCGCTAAAACACTGAAGGGCGGGGCCTATTGGTGTAGGCCGTGTAACGTTTTCATTCATGGTTTAATTTATTTAAAGGTTGTTGAAAAATTTCGTCATGTACCACACTGGCGGGCTGCGGCGTATATGGTTCGTCGTCCATAATGCTGTCAAGTACGGCGAGGTGGTAACGGTTAAATGGTAGGTGATTTATTTTAACGCTGTTATTGTAAAGATAATTACAACGCGCCACAACTAACGAAAAATCGCTGTAGGCACTATCTGCAGTTGAGTGCGTTATCCCTGGGATCCATACATGAAAAGAAGGTTTTAATTTTGTGCCTTCGTTTGAAACGTAGTAGTTACCTGCTTCGTGAAGTATGTCTGATTCTTTCATTGTATTTTTTGTATTAATTCCCTTAATTCGATCTCCTGCGACAAACTGCATTTTTTTAACGCCTGAAATAAAAAATTATTTTCTAATTCAGATTTAAGGTTCTCGTATAATATGGTGTACTTATCCGCTTCTTCGGCCCAATAATCAACTGAATTTTGGCTTACATGAAGTTCTTCTTCCAGATCTGAAACCCTTTTAATTAAATCCTGCTTTGTAATATTTGCCATTTTCATTATTATTTATATGCAAATTTACACATTAAATTTACATATACAAACAAAATGGAAATTATTTTTATAAAAAAAATCCGCAGCGGTTAACTGCGGATTTTTATTATTTAGCGATATAAACGCCGGCGGAAAATGCTATTATAGCGATCGTTATAGGGTGCCGGTACCATGGCGTTTTTTTATCCTTCAGAGCCTGGATCTCTACTTCCTTTGCGGTCAGATCTGAATTTTTAGCCTTAATCTGCGCGTTTAGCTTATCGGCTTCTGACATAGCGATCCTTAAGTCGGCGTTAATGTCCTGAATGATATTATTAAGCGTTCCGGCGGCCGCCAGGCATTCCGTATATAGCTGCCTATAGGCTTCGCCTTCTTTTAGCCCAGTATATACGTTTTTAACTTGCTGCGGCGCTAACTTAAGGCTGTCCCGTTTCTGATTCAATAAGGGCGCTAACTGGTCGGTAGTTTGCGATATACTTACACATGGCAGAATAAGTAGTGTCGCGAATAATAGGTTTTTCATTTTTAATATTTTTAAACAGGCTATCCGATTTGGCGGCCCGTGATTGTGTTTTTTTTACAGTTTGATCGGTTACGGCGTCGCGTTTGGCTTCCAGGGAATCGATTTCCCGAACGATAACGGTTTTATCGTGTTCGGCTGCCTTAATATCATTTGAGGTGCGCAGGCGGAATATATACCACGCCTGTATTATTATAACTATCCATGTAGCTATAAGCCACCAATTAATGCGGCGGGGCTTCGATTCCGGGACTGGCGTCGGATTTTTTAACGCTTCGTAAACTCGCCATCCGTGTTCTTTGTCCGAATCTTTTAAAAACATCCCGTCGGATTCGAATTCGTCCTTCATGGCTTTATAATAAGCGACGAATGTTTTTAGGCGTTCTTTATCTATTTCCAAAATATTATAATTAAAGCGGTTAATATTGCGCACGATATGAATATCACAAAATCGATGCGTTTGTTTTTTCTGCTATACATAATTGATATAATTAGCCTGTAACCTTGAAGGCTGTGGGCGGTTAATTAATAAGATTATATATTAAGCCCCAAAACCTTCATACCTCTGTCGGTTATTCTTATCTTGAAATAATAGCCATCCGCCACTTTTGGATATTCAACAAGGCTTAAATCTAAACATTCTTTGCGCCCTTTTTCGAAATCATCAGGGACATTTCGGGAACACGTTAAATAACTGTGCTCTTTATTTCCGTAGCTAATTTCACGCCCTAAACTATACATTTCTTTTAAAAAATTTACAGCCAAATCGGAAATTTCTGTTTCTTCTATTAATTTAAACATAATATTACAGTTTAGATTTTTGGCATATTTTAAGAATTTCTTCTGACTTCTTAACGCCTTCCTGGGTTGGCGCATCCATGATTGAAAATATACGGTCAGCCAGATCGCGCATTCCGAATTTGTAGAACTCACGACATTTAATGAAGCCGGTATTCATGGGATCGGCTGCGATTTGCGACATGTGCCCCAAATCAAATTTATTTAACAGATCGTTTTCAGGCGCAGGTGGCGCAAAAACGCCGGTCGGAACCCAGGGTTTAGCCATGTTTGGTTTAGTAGCTGTGGGCGCTTCCGGTTTAAAATCGTTAGCTATTTTGTTGGTGTTTACGTTTCCTGGAACTGGCGGCGCAGGCGCTGTCTGTGTCTGTGTGGTGGGTGCTGCAGGTGGGATAATTTTATCGATCATCGCTGCGCCTTCTTCAACCGTTGCCGGGCCGCTTGGTATAGCAGTCGTTGCTGATGCAGCCGCCGGCGATACCGCACCCCTTAAGCGCGCCAGTTCTTCTTCCATTTCCCGGATCTTTTTATCTTTTTCAGATTCGGCCTGCGCTGCCAGATCTGCAGCCACCTTAGCAGCTTTACCCTGGGCAACAAGCGCGGTGAATTCTTCGTCCGTGGCCGATTCAATTTGCGAAGGCAGTACGTAAAATGTACCTACACTGTAAACGGATCCGTTAAACTCAAAATCCACTAACTGGGCGGTACGTGCCTGAACTTTTTTAATTTTTTCCTGACGTTCTTTTTCTTCGCGGGCTAATTCGGCCGCTTCAAACCTTGTAATCTCTTTAGCCTGCTTATCGTGGGCGTCCCTGGTTATTTTTGAATATGGCGCGATAAAATCCTTAAGCATTTTTTTGAAGGCGTTAAGGTACTTTGTGGCGTCGGTTTCTATTTTTTCGGTTGAGGTTGATGCCTTCAGTAAGGCGGCCTTTGATGCTTTAGCCTTCTTCAGCGTTTCTTTATCTTTGATGGCTATAAACGGATTTTCGGACACTATAAGTTCCTGTTTTTCCTTAAGACCTTCAAGTTCCGTAATTCGTTCAGGCGTTAACCTGGCGAATGCTTCAATCGATAATGGTTTTTTAGCGGGCGTAGCAGGTTCGGGATCTTGGTTATCCCTTCGATACTCCATGACAGCCTGTGCCATATCGTTATTTAAAGGATCGGATTCGTCGTGGGATTCCACAAACGAAGCGGCGGCTGTTTCGTCTATGGCTGCCTCGAATGCTGAAGGTGAAGCAGGCGTTTCAACCGGCGCGATCGGGGGCACTGGTGGAACCTGCGATCCGCCTGCCTCGTGCACGAATTCCGCAGCTTCTTCGATGTACGAAACCAGTTCGGCCCACTGGTCGTCGTCGTGGTTTTCGATCTCGTTGCCAGTAACGGTAAACCCGTGGCCGGTGTAGCAGTCTTCTGACTGAATGTAAACAAGCCCGAAGGCTTTTAATTGATCTTCGCGGTTTTTGGTGTTTTGATTCATTTTTGAATTTTTATTAATTATTTGATCTGTCATTTCCTTAGACTTTTGAATGTATTTTGAAATCGATTCGTTACGCGAAATAAGCATTTTAAGCAGTTTTTTCATATCGTAAAGAGAAACCGAAGTCCCGAACCTACCATCGAATGCCCACAGCCCCTTCAGTTCTTCAATATCGAACTGCGGATAAAATCCATGCAATTCCTGAATGTTTTCTTCCAGTGTTTTAGGGACGAATTTTTCAGATTCTGCAGCAGGAAACCCAAGATATTTAAGTCCCCATTTTTCGCGCTCGATAACTTCCTTAACAAATGGCAGGTTAACGTAGCTAAGGCCAATATCGCCTATATTAATATGCTGCCATTTATCGTCCTGCCCGATCAGTATTGTGGACTGGTTGAGAATACCACCTTTACGAAGGTTGGCAATTTCGTACATGTCGCCTTCAATACGGATCGGTAATATGTTGATGGCTTCGAAGCCTTTGGTTAGTTTTTTCATAATAATTTAAGGGCGGGGTTAGCCTCCCGTGGTTAGTTTTAGTCTAAATAGGTTTTAGCAAATTTTTGAGCCGATTTTTCAGTTTTGTAAACTTTACGGCCTGTGCAAGTATCTTCGTTTGCAGCACGGTAACCGTAGTTAACTGTAAAACCATAATCACCTTTGTTTATGATGGTAGCGAATTTGTCTGAATTTCTTAAAGTTGTCATGATGTTTTTCGTTATTATTGATATGCAAATTTACACATTAAATTTACATATACAAATTTTATTCAAACATTTTTGTAAAATTCATTTCACTAACTGGCGGCTTCGGAATTACAACCGCTTCAGGCGCCTGCGCTTCCAGTTCTTCAAATATAACCTGGCTGCTTATTTTGGTGGCCCTTGCCTTTATAAATGATCCGAACGCCGTTTTATCCATTTTTTCGGCGCCATTAACACGCGATAATATGGTATGGTAATTTTTAGAGTACGCCGTATTTACAAGCACTTTAGAAATATATTCTGAAGAATCGCTGAATATAACGTCGAGGCCTTCAACCCTAATTCCCAGACGTTTTAATGTTATGCCGGCGTTTTCTTTGGTTATCAGCGCCGATTCGTATGGATCCCGGACGTCGCCACGGGCTGCCAGTACCAATTCGCCTATTGTTCGGCGTTTTGGGCCGACTTCTGTTTCGACTGGTGCGTCGGCATTCATTATGCGGTGAAGTACCTTAATTTCGTCCCTGGTGTTGTCTGACAGGCGTTCTTCTGACCAATCGCGCTCCCTTAACCATTTTCGGGCGTCTTCGAATGTGATAACAGTGTCCGAAGTCAAACTGTAAGCGCCTGCCAAAAGCGCGCCCAATTGATCGCCCGTCCTTTGGTTGTCGAGTTCGGCGGCTGCAGCATTCGAAAACGTGGCTGCATTCTTCAATATCGTAGGTAGCATATATATAGCCCTGGACTGAAACGCCTGCACATAATCGTCTGTAACCGTGCTGTGGAACATTTCCAGGGTTTCAGCCCATCTTTGTTTTTTATCGTTCCTTAGATCCGATTTTATTTCTAATATCGTGATCCTGGAAGCGTCGGAACGCTGCGTTATATTGGCGCCTATCGACGCGAAGGCAAAGCACGAACGTATATTAAACTGTGTGGCCGATCCGCCCGAAGATCCTTTTATTATTTTTCCGCCGTCAGAAGTGGAGCTGGCGCGCATAATCTCTAAAACGGATTGCATGCGGTCTGCGCCCCGGGTGTTTTCCGATTCTGCTTCGTCGAACACCACCGGCAGCGCGTCGGCGCCCAGATACTGCCTTATACCTGCTTCAGTGGTGGCGCCCTGCGCATCTACAAACATTTGTCCTAAAAACTTTTTAACCATATTGATCATGATCCAGGATTTTCCAGATCCCGAAGGACCGGTTAACCAGATATGGGATCGCCACTTCAGGGCGCCGCACAGCACAGACGTAACGATCCACCCGGCCAGTAGACGAGCGTTAATGTCTCTGGACCAGTTAAGGCGTTCCAGGATCTGAACTAATTTATATGCGTCCTGTTTGGTTGCAGGCTTCGTTAGTGTAAACCCCAATTCCTGCCCGGCTTCGTATATGTATTTTGTTTTGTGCTTGCTGAACGATGTATATACGCCATCAACGATAAGGGTGTCGCCGCAATGGATTACAGGGACGCCGTTGTCGATCCATGCGCCACGCCCCCGGATCTTATCCTGGTTGAAAATACCAATCTTCGAGCATGTGGTAATCAAATGATCGGCAACTGTGTTAATTTCAAATTTCACGGTTCCGGACCGGTTAGATTTTGGGTAGGCACCTTCCCAGTAATTAAGCGGCGCCAGCTGTAGCAGGTTTGCGGTATTGATCCCGCCCGCAGATAGTTTTATAACAACGTTAGTTCTATATACGTAGAATATATAATGGTTTTGGTCGTTGTATTTCTCGAATCCCAGGCATTTAAAATAATTATTTTTCCTGTCGTCTTCAGGTTCCTGCAGTTCAGGTTTTGAAGGTACCGGCGGCGATGGCGCAGGCGTAACGTGGACTTCTTCAGGCGCAGGTGGCGCAACCTGTGCGACCGGCGCAGGCGGCAGCGGTAATTCGTTAGGCGGAAACGGCGACACTTCAGGAATCGACACGCGATTCGATTTAAGGTAGGCTTCGGCTTCTTCCAGCGTCCAGTTAGCGTCGGCCACGTCCCATTTTTTAGGGAAGTCAGGCGAATTCTGTATTCGCTTAAAACTGGCTTCGAACATTTCGCATATACCGGTAATGCGTTTATATTCTTTGGTTTTTTCGTTAAATGACCACCCACCAAACATGCACAGCACGCCGGCCAGGTCGTTGTCATTCCATAGGTACAGGCGGCGGCCGTGTAGCGGCGTCCAGTCGGCGTTTTTAACGTTATCGGATCCGCCGATCCATGTAGTTACCACGTACTGCGGAAACAGTCGTTTTGCTGCGTCTGCGGTTTTTTCGCCTTCAACCAATAGGACTATGGCATCGGGGCGCGCCTTAAGCTCATGTAGGTTATACAGCGGACGCAGTACATCAAAACCGATCCACTTCCATCGTGAAACCTGGCCGTCTGTTTTGAAGGTGTACGGTATAACGTCCTTTTTGCCGTCGGGTAGATCAAAACGCAGTGTATAGCCTATGACGTTACCTGATTCATCGTGATACGCCCAGTAATTAGATGGGTTTCCGTAATCCTTAAAAGCAAGCGTGGCCGGGTTAGGCAGCGCGTTTTGGTCGGGCATGGCATTACGCCAAACGACTTGTTTTTCGCGTTGTTTAGGCGCTGCCATTGGCGCCGTTATTGATCCGCCTGTTATTATATTGCAAGTTTCCTGAAACGAATGTCCCTGTTTTTGGAAAAAATCAAACATGTCGCCGCCTTCGCTGCAGCCTGCCACGAAGCATTTAAAATTTTGCTTAACAGGCGATATTTTTAAGGAAGCGTGGTGATCATCATGGAAGGGGCAATTTCCGACATATTGCGATCCCTGACGCTTCAGGTGTATATGCTGCCCGATAACATCTTCGATATTGTAGGCGGATTTTATGTCGTTAATTTTGCTCATGGTTGTTTTTGGAAGGGGTGTAAATATATGCTAAAAATCGAAATCGTCGTCAAACTGATTAGGCTTGTTTTGTATTGATTCGATTATTTCCACGCATAAATTTTTAGGTATTTTACTTCTATTATAAGAATTTTTTCTTCCCTGCGTTCCTGTCTTGCTACCCCTTGGCGCAGATTGATGATGGCAGTCTTTATTCCCGTTTCTACACACGGGCTTAGGGATCCAGTTTAAAGAATTAGTCCATATATCAGTAGGTTTTGCCCTATCGTCTCCGTATTGGCAATACCACACAGTGTGTCTTTTAAACCTCTGCATAAACGGCATTTTACGAAGCATTCCGCGCGGATTTTCAATAAAAAAAACCAAATTAGGATTTATCGATAAATAGTAATCAATTAGGCTTATAAAATGTTGATTAACCCTGTCGCATTTTATTGCGTATTCGCTTTTAGGCTCCGTTCCGTTTCTATGATGGCTTATAGCTGCTATGCTGTATGTGGTACAATCAGGCGAAGCCCATACAACGTCAGGAACAAACGGAATATTCTCGATTTTTAATTCTTCTATATCTATAGATAAATTTATATCTTGGTACGGCTCCCAGTCTACAGAAAATACATTAAAACCCTTATTTTCGGCTTCAGAACCTACCGATCGGCTTCCTGCAAATAGTTCTAATAAATTCATTATTTCATACTGTTATTCATTAATAATTCGGCTTCTTCTTCGTTGCGGGCGATAAATGCAATACCGCCCATTTTTTTAACCATTTCTAAAAATGCAAGTTGTTCCGGTGTAGCGCGGCCGCTGTTTGTTTTGCCTTCAATGGCAGTAAACACGGCAACGCATTTTCCGACCATTTCCGGCGTTATTACAACAGACTTAATGCCAATTATATCCGAAGATCCTTTTACCAGTCCTGCGTGAAATATACGCCCCTGTTTGACCAGTACGTCGCCCGCATCTACATGAACGGTGCCTGCCTTACTGAATTTGGTGGCCTGACCTGCCCACGTAACCCCTACATTGTTTCTAAATAGGCGCATAGTAGGTCCAGACAGGCGCAGCATGATTCTGCGTAGGATATTCGTTTCTTCTCCGTTGCTCATAGTTATATTTTAAAAATTCCTAATTTATACAATTCGTAAACGATCTGCGCTTCAAAATACGCATCGTCTGCCCCTCTGTGTTTTTCGATATAACCAACGTCGCCGAAAAAATGCCTGTGTGCTTCTTCAACCGAAGGCCACTTAAAGCCATATCCTGACTTTTTAGGCAGTTTGCATATATCCGTTGATAATTTCATGGGACACGGTAATTTCTTCGGGAAACGGAAGCCGCGCGATTCCATGAAGCCAAAATCGAAGGCGTTATTAAATGCCGTGGCTCCCAGAGCGTAATCGTTTAAAATACCCTGAATTTTTGGGTATAATTCAGACAGTTGCTTCGAATGCCGTATGGCGTCTACTGTAAGATCTGAATTTTCTATAATCCAGGATTTTTCGACGTGCTCACGGGTTATCGGGCGTTCGTGGCAAACTTCGTCAAAAATAATCTGCCGGTTGCCTGTTTGAAGGCACAATTCCACGATACCCACTTCGACAATTTTTCCGCCCCTGGCCTGAAAATCGGTTGTTTCAATGTCGAGTACTAAAATTTTCATAAAGGCGCGTTTTCAGATTCCCATCCGCATGATGTACAAAAAGAGAAATGCTCTGCAGATTCAGAACATATACTGCAACTACACCCGCCCCTATATATGGCTTCTTCTTGAATAACGCCTTCGCAGCCGTTTCTGCCGCATGCTTCGTTCTCAAAATTTCCTAATTTTTCTTTCATGGTGGTATTTTTAAAATGGTGAATAATCTTCGTGATCCGGCGGCAATTCCGTAAGGTGCTTATCGACGCCGTGGTATTTCCTAATGTTTGCTAAATTGCTTTTTATGCCGATATTCCATATATGATAACCGAACCTGTTATCCAGTCTGTCAATCGTGCAACGGCGGCCCCGCATTCCCTTTACGACTATATAATCGTTATCGATACAGAACTGGCGAAATTCAGGAAGCGTGATCGTAAAATCTTTATGCCGCTGCTTTGCTTTCCCTTTGAAATTTTTATACCTGTCATATACCGGATCTGCGATGTGCCTTTTTCGGCTGTAATGCGTACTGCATAATCCGGCCTTTTTAGGATGCGGCTTATTGCTGCAGGCTATAGCGCAGCAAAATTCGCCCTTCTTTTTCTTTATATCCGATATTTTGAATAACAGGCTTTTAGGTACAAACATCATATATCGTTTAATTTTGATCCAATTATAACGAAAAATTCTTCGGCTGCGGGTTTGTTGTTACTATCTATAATGTCTTTAACCTTCCATAACGTGCAGCCCGTAGCCTTTGCAATGCCTTCAAACGACATATTATAAATCCAAAATAACGTTAATACTTGCTGTTTCATTAGAAATTGAAATCATCGTTAAAAACACACTCTTCTACTATATTTTCAGGCACAGGCACGAATTGTATTTCCGCCGCCTGCGCCGCTGCCAGTTTGGCTTCACGCTCTAAACGCCTACGTTCTTTGTCCTGTAGCTTCTTTTTCTTAATGGACCATTTTATCCCGGCCCAACCGTTATTATAGCCTCGTGATTTTGCCAATTCCACGTAATCTTCATAGCTGTTTGCGTCAGCTTCTTCCATACGGTCTGACTGGCGCTTTGCTGCTATGTCCGCGGTTATTTCCTGAAGTTCGCCTTCTGCCTTTTTCGGCGTCCTGTCTTTTATTTCGTAGACGTGGCCACATTCTGGGCAAACCGGCGCAGGTTCGTGAACCGCGAAGCATGACAAACATTGCTGAACGCGAACCGCTATTTCTAAGGAAGCCGTTTTTTTACGGCCATTCTTTTCGCCGTCCAGTGTCCATTCGTGTTCTTCTTCAGGCAGGCCGTGATTAACTATAAATTCGCCGTCTGCCCACGAACCTACATTTCCGACATGATCCAATATATACGCCATTGGTTTTTCTGAAGCTGCTATGGCGGCCAGTCGCCCCTCACGTGTGGTCAAATCGTAACCTGGTGCGTAAACTGGACGCAAAACCCGCCCTGCCTGCTGTATGTACAGCGATAAGGACTGCGTTTCCCTTAACAGGATGGCACAGGTGGCTGCGGGTACGTCTGTACCTTCGCTGATCAGGTCGCAGCTAACCACGCCCTGCACTGTGCCGTCAGCAAGGCCGTTTAAGACACGTTTACGCACATCGTCGTCTGTAGTGCCATCAACGGCATAGAACCGATAACCACGGGCGCGAAATTCCTGCGCCACTTCTTCGGTGTGGTTCACGTTAACACAAAAAACTATGGTGGGCTGTCCCTTACAGACTTTTTCATAATGCGACACGACGTCCCCGGTTATAGTAGGTTTGTTTACCCTTGCTTCCAGATCGGCGGCGTTAAAATCGCCCCGACCCTTCTTTTTAGGACTTTCATATTTCTTTGGTGGCGATAACACTTTGGCACGCACCAGATAGCCTTCGTCCATTAGCCATTTTGTAGTCGGGCCCATAACCAGTTCGTTGAACATACCGCCGTGATCTACACCCAATCCCTGCCCGTCTGCGCGTATCGGTGTAGCCGTAACGCCTATAACCTTAAGATTTGGGTTGAGCTGCTTAAAATGATCTATAACTTTGCGCCATGATCCTGCCGTGGCGTGGT